CTGCAACCTGCCTGGCCGCGGCAACCGCGCCCACGCCGTGCGCGTTGGCCAGCGCCTTGAGCGAGGCCTCGGCTTTGGCATTCTCGGCCGCCATCATGACGGAGCCGACGGTGAACTCCTTGGCCCACGTGAGCGCGCTCTTGATGGCGTCGGCCAGCAGGTTCCCTGTGGTGGCGCCTTTCACCATGGCGGCGGTCATTCCGTCGATTCCCTGCGCCGCGCCCCGGGCGGTCTTCACCGCCGACGCCTCCATGCTCGACAGACTCGCGTTGACGCTCTTGATGGACGCATTGGCCCTGTTGGTGTCGACTTCAACGACGAGTTCAAGTCTGTTATCGGCCATGGTCGGGGCGAATGGCCTTGTCTAGTGGTACCGCTGCTGGTACCATCAGAGTGTGAGCAATGCCGCCAAGATCCTTCAGCGGATGCGGACCAACCCGCGGGACTGGCGGATTGAGGATCTGAAAGTGGTTGCGGACAGATTCTCCATCGACTATCGACAGCACGGCACGAGCCACGTTGTATTCCGCCACCCCGTGGCGGGTCTGCTTACGGTTCCGAGCGCTCGCCCGATCAAGCCGGTTTACATCCGGCGATTCGTGGCGCTGATTGACCTTGTGGAGGGCAAGCCATGAAGAAGAGACTCCCCCTGGATCGGTATCCGTTTCTCGTCCGTCCGCTCTCCAAAGAAGAAGGAGGCGGATATTTGGTGGAGTTCCCGGACTTTCCTGGCGTCATCTCCGATGGCGAGACTCCGGAAGAGGCGATCCGCAACGGCCAGGATGCGCTCGCTGCCGCACTCATGACAATGCAAGAGTTTGGAGATCCGATTCCCAAGCCGAGCCAGGGCACATCGGCCAGCGGGCAGTGGCGGCAACGGGTGCCGCGATCCCTGCACGCCCGCCTGGTGTCTCGCGCACAACAGGAGGGTGTCAGTCTCAACACCCTCGTCACCACGTTGATTGCGGAAGGACTCGGGCGAAAGGAGCCCTCTCGCCGTCATCGGTGACGTGGATTCCGGTTCGAGCGTCACAGACATAGCGGTAGGTAGGCTTGAGAAGAATGTCAGGGACAAGGGGTTCGAAGAAGAAGCCCACGACGGAGGCGGTGGAGATCCTTTACCGGCGGTTCTTCAAGGGCCAGCCAGAGCGCATCATGGCCTTGGAAGAGGCGCGGGCCGACGACGAAGTCGCCCGCAAGATCTTCGAATTGCGTAAGAAGGCTGGTCTGACGCAAGCCCAATTGGCGAAGATGATCGGCACGACGGCGTCGGTGATTTCACGCCTCGAGGACGCGGACTATGAAGGTCACTCGCTCGCGATGCTGCGCCGGATTGCGGCGGCCCTGGATAAGCGGGTCGAGATTCGTTTCGTTCCGGTCCGGCGGTCTGTATGAGTACGGGAAACGCACAAGTAGGAACATCGGTTCACGAAATCACGCTACATTCGGTTGTCGCCCTCCTGGGAGATTTGCCGGAACAAGGTCTGGTTCGCGGCCAGGTCGGGACCGTTGTGGAGAGCTGGGCGCCCGGAGTGTATGAAGTCGAGTTCAGCGATGATCAAGGGCGCACATACGCGATGGTTGCCCTTAAGGCGGAACAGCTCATGCGCCTTCATCACGAACCGGTTCATCAGGCAGCTTAGGGCCGGCTCGCGTTCAGCCTTTCCCGGTCGAGTTTCTCCTGCTCTTCCTCCAGCACCACCAGCGCCTGGAACTCATCCGCCCGAATCTCGTCCAGGCCGATCCGGACGCCCAACTTCAGCGCCGCCCGAAGGTCGAGCGCACGCCGCAGCAACAGACCCGCCTCAGAGGATTGTGCGGCATCCAGCTTGTCCAGCGGGCAGTGGTCGCAGCGGCCGCCATCGTCGGGCGCGTCCGGGCAGAGGCCCGGATCGCAGAGTTCGTCGCGGCGGAGCGCCCAATGAATCAGGAACCGCAGGGAGGGCCGCTCAGGCCACTCCCGGTGAGTCAGTTTGGGCCGCCGGTCTCCTGGAATGCACCGTCCAGGGCATCAATCGCCGCTTTCGCTGCGACGGCCTGGTGGATGATGGGCACCTCGCCCGAGTAGCCCTCGGAGGATTCGAGCAGCTTCTTGAAGAGCGTGGCCGCCGGGGCGAGGTTGATGATCAACTCTTGGCGGTTATAAGGCAGATCGAGCACGCGCGCGAAGCCGCGGCGGTACTCGAAGACGTCCTTGGCCGACGGCATCCGCAGCACGTGGCTCACGGTGCCGCCGAGCACGCGCAGCGTCACGCGAAAGGCGTCACCCTCCTGGACGACGTCGTCGACATCGGCCTGGCTGAGCTGCTCCATGATGCGGCTGGCCTCGAAGGCATCGACTTCGGGCGCATTCTCCTCCGGCAGGCGGATCTTGGCGAGCAGCGCGGCGTCGGCATCTGCCGAGTCGGGGATGGTGGTCTCTGACACCCCGCGCCCCAACTGCTTCACGATGACCTTGCGTTTCTTCTGGCGGTCGATCCACTCCTCGTCGGTCGGGAAGCGCACCCGAACAGGCTTCACGCCATCGGGCGTGCGCAGGTGAATGGTGATGGGTTGCTTTGCGTCAAACATGACAGTCCTCCCTACTGACAGATCCCGTCCACGTTGCACTTGGCCACCGCCGAGACGATGCCGTTGGTTTCGTCCCACATCGGCAGGCACTCGACCGAGACGGTGACGATGCCGTCCGTCTCGCCCACCTCGGCAGAAGCGAAGCTGACCCTGTGCCAGGTGATCTCGAGCGAGTTGTTTGAGTCGTAGGTGAGCGCCAGCACCGCCGTGCCCGTGGACTGGCTCTTGAGCTTGGTCAACTCGGTCGAATCGTTCTCGAAGCGGGCGACGAAGCGCAGCGTGCCCTGGCGGTTGCCGAACTCGAGGCGGCCACGGATGGCGCCGCTCGCGCCGTCGCCGGGCACCTGGAAGCCCGAGCCGGGGTAGAATCCGCCGTCGAGGCGAACGTTGTTCTTCCACGACGCCTCCAGCGAGACGATGTTCTTGTTCGAGACGTAGTTGACGCCGTTGATCGAGAGCGCCAGCGACGCCGACGGCAGGAGCTTTTCGACCGTCGCCGCCGGCATGGTGATGCCCGATGGTTCCGTGGTCTTGCCAGAACCGACGAACTCGACGGTGATCTTCGAGTTGGCGCGGCCCGGCCCCGAGCCAATGGAGATGGTCCAGCCTTCAACGACGCAGCCGACGGCCATCCGGTCCACCACAACACCCGCGCCCGGGCGGATCTGCTCAACGAAGGAGAAGTAGGGCAGCTCGGCCGCGTCGCCCGACGCCGGGAATAGCGGCGTGCAGGTGTAGGTGAAGTTCGGCGTCGTGCCCGACTTCACCACTTTCCCCAGGCCGAAGGCCATCGCCCAGGCACCGATCTCCGCGCCGAGATACTTCTCGAGCGTCCCGTTTACGTCCCAGGAGGTCTGGAAGGACTGCGTCGGAAACTCGTGCCCCTTGCCGAACTCTTCGGCGTCGTTTTCGGTGTTGAGCTTTGGATTGGCGAGCGCGGCATTGAGTTTCCGCAACTGCCACATCTGGACGCCGGTGTTGGGCATAGAGATGTTGGTCTGCTTCTGCTTACCGAAGCAGATCTGGATTTCCTGCATCCGCGCGACGGACATCAGGCGTTACCTCCTCTTGAGTGACTTGCCGCCAGCCGCGCACCATAAGCGGTACGAGCGTTGCCGGCGTGGCTTCCACTTCCTGCACCTCGCCCTCGGGCGAGCGCATCAGCACGGTTTCATTCATCTCCCATCTCCACGAAGCTGAGCGGAACTTCGAAATAGTCGAGGCCTTCGGCGTCGGTTTGCCGCTGGATCAGAGGCAGATCCATCGGGTGGCAGGCAGGGTGTACGGAGGCGTTGAGCATCGGCACACCCGCGGACGCCGGCACCCCCTTGGTGATCAGGCGGAACAGCCGGTAGCAGGCTGTGGGCGGATCGCCCTCGAAGGTCTCTCGCGCCCGCAGATACAGCGTCACCTGGTGCCGCCAGACATCCACGCCGCCGAAGCTCGCGGGCTGCGTCCCCTGCCAGGCGGCCATGATTCCAGGAGCGGGCATGTCGTGGATCGCCGCCGCGAGGCTCGCGCGCTTCGGATATTGATCGTGGTAAGCAAGGATCCGCTGCTCATCGCCGCCCATCTCGGCGACCAGCTCCGGGATGTCACGGAGCAGAGCGACCAGGTTGTCGACCAATTCCGCAGGATTGATCATCGTTGCTTCCCTCCCAAGGCGCGTTCCACGAGCAGACGGGACTTCATGGCATCCAGCATCCTGCGCGCTGCCTCAGCGACCGCCGCCTTGTTCTTCGGCGAAAACACCATCCAAGCCTCGCGCTTCTGGTTGGCCCAGGCCTTGATCCGGTCCTTGCGGGTCGAGACGTTGGCCTTGGCGCGGTTCTCGCTGACCGTGCGGACCTGGAAGTTGCGCAGCAGATCGCCCGAAAAAGTCAGGTTGCGGCGGTTGCCCTTGCCCTTTCGAGTCTTGAAGATCGCGTAGCGCTTGGTGAGCGGCTTGGCGGCGGAATCCTCCGGGCCTTGGGCGGCGGCGAGGCGCGCCTTCACTGCCGCGACGCCCGCCGTACCCAGCTCATACATCTGGCGCTGCCGGAAGTTGAGCACGTCGAGCCGCAGTTGCTTCTTCTGATAGACCCGGACGCTCGGCATGAGTCGCCTTGAAGAGAACTTGTGCGCAATTGCGCACAAGTCGAGAAACCTCCGCCAGATTTGGCGGAAGTCAGTTGGCTTTACGCAGCCGGAGAACGGCGGCTCCCTCGGCGTCGGCTTCGATATCGAAGACCTTGTACCGACTGCCTTCGATCTCGACCTCGTCTCCGCGGACGGGCGGCGCAGGCAGGTCCGATAGCCGCACAAAGATCACCGAATAGACGCCGGGCGAAGCGTCCTCGGCCTCCCGCGCCGGCTGAAATACCGCTCGGACGACGGCCTGCCCACCCCCCTCGGGAAGGTAGAGAACCTCCCGCCCGAAGACCCGCAGGCAGGCCTCGTCCACGCGGCTCACTTGGTCCCCAAACGCCATCAGGAGATAAACGCCCCGTTCAGCCGCACGCGGCCCGTGGCGTCGCCGTCGGCTGCGGCCCGCACTGCCACACCGATCAGCTTGTTGCTGGTCGCGGTCTTGGTGATGACCTTCGTTGTGTTGTTCCAGTAGATCAGTGTGCCCTGCGACCAGCCGGTGCTCGCGCCGGCCTCTCGGGTCAGATCGAAGACGCCCGCCACCTGGAACTCGCCCTCCTCGCCGCTGGCGACGTCGGTTGCGGCGACGCCGAAGATGGATCCGACCAGCGCGCCGCCGCCAGAGCTCACCGCATAGGGCGCGGTGAGCGTCAGAGTCTCGCCCTTCTGTACAAAGTTCTTCATCGCTGAAGCCTCCTTCCTAGCTGCCCAAGTTCTTCTGGAGCCCGCGCCAGTCGATCGCCTTGGCCCCGAAGTCGAGCCGCGCCTTGATCTCGACCCCATCCACGTCGAAGCCCTGGCGGGTCTCGATGTAGACGCCGTCCTGGCCTTCGAGGTAGGCGTATTCGATGGTGTCGATCTGGTCCGGCGAGGCGAACAGATACCAGGCCGTGGTGCTCGCCGCATCCAGGCGCGGTTCGGCGATCGGCGTCAAGGCCCGGATGTAGTCGGGCACCAGGTCTGCCGATTTCGCCGGGGCGAGGTTCGGCGCGATCATCTGGAATGCGGCGAGTTGCAGCGCCACGGGCACCACCAGATAGCGCGGCTGCACGTTCAGCACGGTGACGCCGTCGAGGCCCTTCTGCTTTGCCATCGCCGCCATGCCCGCGCCCAGGCCCGTCAGGGCCAGCGCGCTGCCCGCGCCCGTGTTGAGGTTCGCGTGGTTCGCGTGGAACAGCGCGACGCCATCGCCCATCGCCGGGTTCGAGGTGATGATGCCCCATACGGTATCGCTTTCAAGCGTCGCCGCCGCCACGCCGAACCCAGCGGGGATGCGCGTGAAGGCGCTCAGATCGTCGTTGATGATCGTCTGGCGAGTGATCGAGACGATGCGGCCGTAGGTGGCGAGCTTGTAGGTCTCCTTCGATTCGGCGATCGAGCCGTGCGTGAACTCGCCCTTCTCGTTGACCTTCATCAAGCTCGGCGCTTCGCCCAACTGCACGGCGTTGATGTTCTTGAAGTCGACCGCCGAGCGCCGCCGCGAGAACGGCAGGAACGTGCGCGGGTAGGCCTCATAGGCTTGGCGCAGCGTTTTGTTGGCGACGTCGGCGAGGATCGAGGGGAAGTCGGAGGTCGACAAGGCGAGCTTGGCGATCTCATGGCGCGGCAGCCGGCGCGTGCGCGTACCGGCGATTTCCAGGCACTCCTTGGCCAGGTCGAGCAGCGTCTGCCCGGCCCAGTCGCGGCCGAGATCGTCCTTCAAGGGGAAGACCGCCGGATCGTAGCGGTGCAACAGCGCCGCCATGATCCCGGCGCGGCGGGTGTCGGTTTGATCGCGCGTGACCACGGCGGCCGCGCTGCGTATGGGATTGCGCTCATCCTCTTCCGCCCGCTTGTCCAGCGCCAGCTTGCGGAACTCTTCAATCGACGTGCCCGACTCGACGTGCTGAGCGACCAGGTGCGCATCGAGGCCGAGCGTGCGGCCGACCTTCTCGATTTCCCGGATGCGCGCGCGTTCGGCCAGTGCGGCGGCCTGGCGCTCGGCATCGAGGTTGATCTTCACATCGTCACGGGCCGCTTCGCCCGTGGCATTGTTCTTGGCGCCGGCTGTGAGGCCGGCTTCCACGATGGTTTCGTCCATCTTCTGCTCCTGTGGGCCAGTTGCCCGTTCGAACTTGAATCCCGCGCCCGGGTCGGCGCCGATTGGAACCAGCGACACTTCATCGGGCTCCCAGTCGGTCACCAGCACCTGTCGCAATGCCGCTCCCTGCGGCGTCACGTCTTCGATGGCGTGAATCGCCACGCCCATCGAGGCGTTGCGCAGGATGCCGTCCTGGACGTCCTGCCAGACCGGATCCACGTCGGCACGCTTCGAGAACCGGACAGTCGCCTTGCCCTGGCCGTTCTCAATCCAGGCCCTGGCGATGACGCCGATGACATCGTCCACGGTGAAGTCGCGGTGCGAGTTCAGCAGCGGCGCCGAGCCGCTCGCCAGGCGCCCCAGGCGGATCGCGCCCGGCTCCATCGAGAAGCGCATCTCAAACGGGCCGCGCGCGTCATAGCGGCGGACGGATGCGCCGGTGTACCAAGTGAGCGTCGCCGTGCGTTCGTCGCGGTCGGCTGGGGCCAGCGCCTCAAACTGGGCTTCCAGCCGTTCTCTCGCTGGGGTCATTCTGAAGCTCCTTCTGTTGCGATCCGCTTTGCGTCACGCGGCGCGGGTCGCAGTCGAGCACGATGCCGCGCTCGTCAAGCATCCGGTTGATTTCGGCGATCTGTTCGAGCTGCGCGTCGGGGTCATAACCTTGCTCGGCGATCGCCTGCCGTAGCGTCAGCGTTCCGGTGCGCAGGCGGTTCAGCGTAGCGACCGAGTCCTTGTACGGGTCGACGCTGCCGAATCCAGGCGGTGTCCACTCGGCGCGGAACGGTCCGGGCTCCGGGATTGCGCCGGCCGCGTAGGCCACCGTGAGAAACCGCTCCCAGACCGGCGTGCACAGCATCGGAATGAAGGTCAGCCACCGGAAGCCCTCGATGCCGTTGCGGAAGCTCAGCAGGCCGGCGCGGTAGCTCGAGTAGTTCACGCGCGACAGGTCGCCCGTCAGTTGCTCATAAGTGAGCTGCAACCCCGTGGCGATCTGCGCCTGCTTCGCCGCGACATAGTCGCGGTAGCCCGCCGAGGCCGACGGAGAGGCGAAGGTGATCTCCTCGCCTGGCTTCAGGTACTCGATCATGCCCGGCTCGAAGCTCTCGACGCGCTTGCCGGTGGCCGGATCCGGCGCGGCCGGCGCAATCGGCGGCCCATCCGGGCCCTGCGGCTGCGTCACGAAGGCTGCAAAACAGGCCTCGATCTTCTTGCGGACCAGTTCCGCTTCCTCGTACTCATCGAGATCCCGCAGCGTCACCACAACCGGCGCGAGCCACGGGACGCCGCGCACCTGTCCCGGGCGGTCTTTCCGGTAGATGTGCAGAACCTCGGTCGCTGGGACACGCACGGATTGGAGCGACGCGCCGCCTCGCACGCCCGTCTGCACCACATCGCCGGGATGCTGGCCGTAGAGCCAGTAGAAGATGCGGCGGCCGACGAAATCGAACTCGACGCCTTGGATGATGTAGCCCGTCACGGTCTTCTGCGTCTTCGCGTGATCGAGGTAGTCGGGCTCGAGCACCTGGAACTGCAACGGAACCGTAAGTCCATCGCTTTCGCGCCGCTGCCGGAAGCGGACCAGGCACTCACCGCTCTCAAACACGGTCCGCGCGATCAGCGCCTGAAGGCCATAGAAGTCGAGCTGGCCGTCGGCGTCGCATTCTTCGATCCACTCGGCCCATGCCGCGTTGATCACCCGGTCCAGATCCTGCTCGCCGGTGCGCGCCTGCGCCGTGATGCCCGTGCCGATGGCGTTGCCCACTACCTCGGCCACGGCGCGCGCCGCATAGGCGTTGTTGCGGATCAGATCGCGCGAGCGTTCGCGCAGCTTCGAGAGCGCCACCGAGATCTCGGCGTTCGCCGAGTTGCCGGTGGTGACCCAGCCGCCCGTGCGGCGATCCGTGCGGGCGCCTTCGTAGGCGAGGCGCATGAGCTCTCCGGCGCGGCGTGCGCGCATCCGGCGCAGACCCGCCTCGGGCGAGATCCAGGAGATCGCTTTGTCGAGCCAGTTCATCCTTTTGAGGTCTGAGCGAACGAGAAACGGTCCGTCGCGGTGCCGGATGCTGCTGCGAGCGCTTCCAGGATCACTGCCCGCGCCTGAAGCAGTTCCTCCATCGAGCGGTAGGTCACCGTGCGGTCGCCAAAGCGGACGGTCAACTCGCCGCTCGCGATCGCCGCCTCGATGGCATCGAGTTGTTGCTGCGTCCAGGGCACTCAGATTCCCCGGCGTTTGAAGTAAAAGGTCGCCCGCGTTCCGAACTCGCGGACGACGGCGACCAGTTCCCACCCTTGCGCGCCGTATTCAGCGAGAACGCCCGCCGAGTCCGCTTCGCTGGTAATCACCAGGTACTCCCAAGTGAGCGCAGACGCTAGCGCCTGACTTCTGACTTTCATCGCGTGAGCCACTTCCTTCCCCGATCGCCCAGCCATCGGGCGCGGTCGGTGTCATCCTCCGGAACGGGGCGCGGCCGGTTCGCAGCCAGGATCCGGTCGGCTTCGTTATCGAGCGAGAGCCCCATCGAGACCAACGCCCGCAGCGCGGCGTAAGCGTAGACGCGCGCATCGAGCGCCTCCTGCCGCACGCCGGGCTTCGGCCGCCACTCGCGCTTGGGCTGACCCTTCGCGTAGGTGGTCACGAGCACTTCGCCCAGGAGCTGCTCGAAGTAACCCTCCTCGCGGTCCGCAGGAAAATGCGAGTAACCGGGCGTGCCCGGCGTCGGGTTTCGGAGCCGCCCGTAGATCGTCTCCTTCGCCGTGTCCGTGCCTACGATCCACGGCTTCTCCCCGCGAATGTTCTTTGCCGTTGGCCTGCGCTGCCAGACAGGCAATGGGCCACCTTTGCCCTTCACCGCGAAGATGCGCCGGTGATAGCGCGTCCGGCAGAACTCATACACCGCTTGCGATTCGTAGCCGGAATCGATCGCGCACGCCGCTACGGGCAGCGAGATCCCCGTCTCATGCGCCCACCGCCGTTCGAGGTACGTGTCCAGCTCCTGCCAGACCAACGCGCCCGACGGATCGCCCGGCAGCACGCGGTACTCAATTGACCACGATTCTTCGCCGCGCCCCCAGCCCACGAGTTCCAGCTCGAGCCGGTCCTTCTGCACGTCGACGCCCGCCGTCAGCACAACAGCGCCATAGGGCACCGCGGCGCGGTAGTGCTCGCGCCGCGCCATGACCGTCGCCTGGTCGACCGTCGTCTCCGCGGCGTCGTCCCAAGGCTCGGCGAGCACCGTGTTGACGAACTCGCGCAGCGTCTCGATCGACTTCTTGTCGGCGAGAAACTTCTTGGCCAGCGCACCCCACTTGCGCCACGGCGAATAGAGACCGTTGATCCAGAAGCCCGCGATATCAGTCACCTCGGGCCGCGCCGCGCGCCACTCGCCGGCTTTGAGCATCTGGTGCTTCTGCCAGTCGGCGATCAGCTTCGAGCAGTGCTCGCAGCGGTACTGCGCTTTCTCCGGCGCATCTTTGGGCCAGACCAAGTTGCCCCACGCGAGCACTTGGAACTCGCCGCAGTGCGGGCAGGGCGCCCAGAAGCTCTGCTGATTCGAGTTGAGCCAGGCTTGCTCGATGCGCGAGGCGTCCTTGGTCGTCGGCGTCGAGCAGAGCACGATCTTCCGGTTCCAGAAGTTCGCCGTTCGCGTAATGGCGAGGTTCACCGGATCGCCTTCGCTGCCGGCGCTTGCCGGATAACGGTCCACTTCGTCGAGCAGGCAGTAGCGGATCGAACGCATCGCGAGGCCTGCCGGCGAGTTCGCGGCCGCGAGCGTAATCGAGCCGCCCAGGAACTTCTTGTGCAGGATCGTGTTGTTCGAATCCCGCGATCGCGCATCCGCCACCTTGCCGCGCAGGCACGGCGTATCGCGCAGCATCGGAGCGAGCCGGTCTTTCGAGAATGCCTCCGCGTCGACCTCGCGCGGTTCCACGAGCAGCACCGGCCCGGGATCGAGTTCGATGATGTAGCCGAGGAAGTGACACAGAAGACTGGTCTTGCCTGACTGTGCCGCCCACATCATGACGACGGTTTCGTATGCGCTCGACGGGCCCATGGCATCCATCACCGCCCGCTGATACGGCGCGCGGTCCGTGCGCCACTCGCCCTTCTCCGCGGCAAATTCAGAACTAAGCCGCGCATTCTGATCCGCCCATTGCGACACCGTCAGGTCCGGCGGCGGCAACAGCACATCGGCCGCCAGAATCTGGATCTCGTCAACGCGCATGCTGGACTGCCCGGTGGGCATCGTGCAGCAGGACGCGCGCCTCGCGCATCAGCACCTCCCACACCTGGCGTTCATCGGTGAGCGGCGCAACCTCCGGCGCGACGCGGTTCGGCCACGCCATCACGGTTTCCTTGATCGCCACGAGGATCGCCTCGATCCGCTGCCGGAACAAATCCGTCTCCATCAGCCGGCCCATTTTCTGGTCGTATTCGATCTTGCGAAGCCGGGCCTTGAAGACCATGTCGGCGGTCTTGGCCTGGGCAAACGTCGTCCCCGTTGACGCAGTCTCAACCGGAGCGGCGGCCACCCGTTCGGAGACCGGCTCGGGCCGGTCGTCGAGCACGGCGTCCGAGGCCGGCGCGTCCACCTTGCCGCCGCGCATGACCAGGACGCCCGCCTTGGCAAGGCGGCTGATGTACTGGCGGCTCTTGCCGCGATGCCGCGCATACTCGGCCTGGGTCATCAGCCGGTCCGACATTTACGGCCCTATCTGTTTGAAACGTCGCGAGATTTAGTTGTTCGATTCTGCTTGATTGTGCCGCGCCCCCGAGGGATGAATGGAGTCGCCATGAGGAACACGAACATGCGAAAGCAAACCACCAAGAACGACTTCTTCATCCGCCGCGTTTCTGGCGCGTGGGCCATCCTCGACGTTCACGGCCAGGTGCTCGACAGCGGCTTCGCATCCGAGGCCGCCGCCGCTGATTTCATCGTCCGGTTCTGCCAGGACCACCGGATGCTCTACGCGATCTACTACTGACCACCAGGAGACGAACCATGACCGCAACACCCTACATCGAATGCTCGCTTTGCGATGAGGCGAAGCCGATCCACCGCGAGCTTGTGTTGACCAACCGCGGGGAGCTTCTCCTCGACAAGGCCCGTTTCTGCCGCGACTGCTGGAACGACATCCGGCAGTCGGTCGAGGACGCGAGCGGCCTGATCGACCGCCGCCAGGAGGACTAACGCCATGGCCATGACGCGCGATGAACTGATCACCTGGGCCACGCGGAACGGCTGGAAGCTCGACCGCTGGGCCCACCTCAAGAAGGAGTTCGACAACGGCTGGCATCGCCTGAAGCTGAGCCGGATCGCAGTTCGCCATGAGTTGCACACACCGTGGGGCTGGGCGCGCCTGGCCAGCGGCTACTACAAGAACTTGCATCTCACCGCCGACGATCAACTCGCCGGCATGACCCGATAGAAAGGACACCCAAAATGACGACGTTTGCCATCGACACCGACAACACCATCACCGCCTACCTGGCCGGAGAAGCGATCCCGGAGGACCAGGCTCGATTCTCGAGCGAGAAGGAGCTCACCAAGCTCGCCGCCAACTGGCCGGCCGAGCGGCTGGTCGAGATCTGGAACGGCTTCGCCGGCGTGCCCCCCTTCGGCGACCTCAAGCCGGTCAAGAAGTTCACCGACCGCAAGACCGCCATCGCGCGGATCTGGAAGGCGGTCCAGGCCTTGACGCCCACTGCCGCGCCCCAGGTCGCGCCTGTCGCGCCGAGGAAGACCAAGGCGGCCAAGGAGTCCGCGCGGCCCAACGACGCGCGCGAAGGCAGCAAGAAGGCCCTCGTCCTCGATCTCCTGCGCCGCCCCGAGGGTGCCACGTTGCAGGAGATCATGTCCGCCACCGGCTGGATGGCGCATTCGGTGCGCGGCTTCCTCTCCGGTGCGCTCGGCAAGAAGATGGGCCTCACAGTCGAATCTCTCAAGACCGCCGAAGGCGCCCGGGCGTATCGGATCAAACCTCAATAGCATCACCGCCGCACCCTCCGCCGCCAGCCTCAATCGCTGGCGGTTTCTCTCTTCTGCCGCGCAATCCCCTCGATCCGTTCCTCCAGCAGCGCGTTGTGCAACTCACACTCTTGCCGCCGGATGTACAGACCGTTGAGGCGCAAAATAATCCGGCTCTCGAGTTCGGCCAGCTCCTTGCGCACCTCCGCCAGCAGCGCCCGGTTCTGGAGGCTCACGTAGGTAGCGATGAGCCCTGAGACCAAACCAATGGCCGGCACGATGGCGGTCAGGATGCGTTCATCCATTGCTCACGCTCCCTCTGCAAGATCCGCAGTTCCTGCGCCCAGTCGTGAAGCGCGAGGCATAGGCCCGCGACGTCGGGATGGCCATCAAGGATCTGCCGTTCAATCTCCGCAATCTCCTGGCGGCAGCGCTCGATCTCACGCTCGATTCTGGATTCGCTCGCCACGGATCTCATCGAAGCTGCGCCCATCGCCTTCCAGCGTCGCTGTCCTTCCGGCGTATTGCTGCCACCGCTGGATAATCACGTCACAGTAAGGCGGATCGATCTCCATCAGCCTCGCCCGGCGGCCGAGCTTCTCGCAGGCGATCAGCGTCGAACCCGACCCTCCGAACAGATCCAGCACCGTCTCGCCCGCCTTCGACGAATAGGTCAGCGCCCGGGCAGCCAGCTCCACCGGCTTCTCGGTCAAGTGAATCATCGATTGCGGAGGCACTTTCGCCACTTCCCAGACGTCCCGCACGTTGTTGTAGTCCGGGTTGAACCAGTGCGCCGCCCCTTCACGCCAACCATAGAAACACCACTCATGCGCTCCCATAAAGTCCTTGCGCGTGAGCACGGGCATGTTCTTGACCCAGATGATCGCCTGCGAGAAGTACAAGCCGCATTCGGCCAGCGCCGGAGGGTAGTTGGCGCAGTTGGCGTAGCCGCCCCAAAGGTAGAAGGCGCCGCCGGGCTTGAGCGCCGCCGCGATGTTGCCGAACCATTGGCGCAGAAGGACATCGTAGTCGGCGTCCTTCATGAAATCGTTGGCCAGCGCGCGGTCCTTCGGCCGCATCTTCTTCGTGGTGGCCTTGGCCTTGGATGCGCCCCGGTGAACGTCGAAGCTCTGATGATGCTGCAAGCCCGCAAACGACGAAAGCCCGGCGGCGATGGCGTTGTTCGAGCGCGGCTCGACGCGCACATTGTAAGGCGGATCGGTGTTGACCAGGTCGACCGGCGCGCCTTCCACCAGGCGCTTCACATCTTCGTTGCTCGCCGAATCCCCGCACAGCAGCCGGTGGTTGCCCAGAATCCACAAATCGCCGCGGCGAGTAACCGGTTCCTCGAGCGGCTCGGGAACCGCGTCTTCCTCGGTGAGGCCTTCCTGCGGCGCGTCGGGATCCTGCGTCAGCCAACCGGCGATCTCCTCGTCGGAGAACCCGAGCAGGTCCAGGTTGAACTCGTCCTGCCGCAGATCAACGAGCAAGCCGCGCAGCAACTCTTCATCCCATCCCGTGCCTGTGAGGGCGAGTTGGTTGTCGGCGATGACCAGTGCCCGCCGCTGCGCCTCGGTCAGGTGATCGAGTACGATGACCGGAACGTCGCTTAAGCCCAGCTTCCGCGCAGCTTGAAGGCGCGCATGGCCTGCGATCACCACCCCGTCGCTGCCGACAAGAAGCGGATTTGCAAACCCGAATTCCATGATACTCGCGGCCAGTTGAGCAACTTGCTCATCAGTATGCGTGCGGGGATTCCTCGCATAGGGGATCAGTCGATCCACCTGCCACAATTCGAAGTTGGTGGCGATTCGAGGGTTGTCGGCCATTATATGTGGCTCCAAGTGATCCCCTTGATGGCATCGTAGGCCGTGAGTTTCGGGACGCCGAACTCCGCCGCGATCACCCTAAAGAATGCCCCTTGTCGTCTCCGCTCACGCATGGCGAGCACCAGCGCCTCAGTAAGTCGTGCCTGGGGATGCTTCTCACCGCGAATATCCGGTAGCTCTCCAAGAATGCGCTTCTCCTTGCAGTTCTCGGACTTCGTCGCCCACCGCGGATTGCGCCAATGATTGTTCGCCTTGTCGCCGTCGCGGTGGGCCACTTCATGCTGCGGAGCCGGTTGAGGGCCGGTGAAAGCAAGCGCGACCAGTCGATGGACGAAGACATCACGAGCGATGCCGCGTTCCGAAAGCCTGACGGTCAGATAGCCGAAGCGATTCCTTCGTTGCCGTAGGACCATTCCGGCTGGGTAATGGCGGAACGCAACCGCGCTTCGGATGTCGCCGCGCTCAGACGCCTCGTAGGAGGGGAATCCTGGAATTGGGCGCCATTCTAGCGGGCCGTGTGGGGCCGCAGGCTTCACTTCTTGATGTAGGGGGCCTGCGCCGGAGTGCCGTCCGGATTGGCGAAGTGGGCGAGCACGGCCGTGAGACCCTGCACCGCCGACAGCCCGACCATGGCCCAGAACTTTCCGCGCCCGGGCAGCAGGTCGATCGAGGCGTTCAAGCCCTGCGCCACGAGCGCCAGCATTTGAATGGCGACGTTCACAGAAAACTTCATTTTCGTGAGCTCCTGGAATCGACTGACGAGCGGCCGCAGCCGCCACCACAGCCGCAGTTGGCGAATCATCGCCTGCTCAAAAAGAAGGGCGGCCCGGCACGGGGATGCCCAGCCGCCCCTTCCTTGCGCCCTGGAGGAGAAAGACTACTTGCGATTGGCCAGCGCGTCGGCCACCGCGGCGGCGACTACCGCCCCGATGGCCTTGAGCGATGCGTCATCAATCGAGACCGCGCGGGCGGTCAGTGAGTCACCGGCGCCGGCCTGGATGGGATTCCATTGGCCGTCGATGGCGATGTCGCCGTGGCGCACGGCCTGCTTCGAAACCAGGTTCGCCGTCTCGACCGCGTTCTGGAGCGCCTGCGAGGCGATCTGGTTGAGCCGCGTCTGCTCCGTCAGCGCCTGCCGCGCGGCCTGGATGTCCAGGTCCTGGTAGACGTCGTAGGTCCGCTTGATGTTTGCGAACGTCACCCGCTGGTTCTCGTTGTGGGCGGCGCTGCCGGTGGCGCTCGTGTTCTTGAACGATTCGTCCGTCCCAGTCTCGAACTCGCGTTCGGCCTGGTTCGGCGTGGCAACTTCAGGCATGGTGATTCACTCCTTCACGTGTTGGATTGAAATGGTTTGCCCGTCACCGCATGCACGGGCGTGAGCTTCAAGGTCTCCTGCATTCGGCGCAGGATCACGTCGCAGTAGGCCGGGCTGATCTCGACGCCGAAGCCTGCCCGGTCGAGCAGCCCGGCGGCGACCAGTGTCGTGCCGCTGCCCGAGAACGGATCGAAGATCACATCGCCCGCGTCCGAGAACGCTTTGATGAAGAACTCCGGGATCGCGCGCGGAAACGGGGCCGAATGATTCCCCTGCGAGGACTCGGTCTTGGCTTCGATCACATTCGACGGGCGCGCCAGGCCGCCGTGTCGCCCTTCGAGGTCGTTGGCGTTGCGGCGTGTGGTCTGCCAGGCCGCATGGTTCTTGCCTTTGTCGGCCGCCGCGCCACGCGGCCCGGTGCCGAGCAACCCGCTACCCGAGGTCGACTTCGGATTGCCGGGCGAGTAGTCGAAGCAGTCGTCGGACCAGTGCGCTACCTCGCGCGGCCGGAACTTGATCTTGCGCTCGCGCGAGAAATGATAGATCGGCTCCCAGGCGTTCTTGAAGCGATTGTTCCAGCCGCCCGGCACGCCGTCGTCGGTCTTGCGCCAGCAGAACTCGTCGACGAACCGCCAGCCCCACTGCCGCCTGTGTGCCAGCACGAGGTCCATCACATAGGTGTGGCGCTCGCCCTCCTCGGCGTGGGCTTTGATGTTGAGGAAGTAGGAGCCGTCCGACGCCAGCACCGATTCGATGGCCGCGGCGACGTCCTTGAACCAGGCGACGTACTTCTCCGGCGGCACCGGCTCGAAGCCGCTTGATGGATCGTACTGGCGCTGCGTGGCGTAAGGCGGCGACGTGATGACGACGTTCGCCTTCGCTCCATCGAACAACCGCGCGATCACGCCGCGATCGCGGCAGTCGCCGCAGATCAGCCGGTGCGGCCCGATCAGCCAGAGGTCGCCGGGGTGAGTGATCGCCTTGACTGGCGGCTCTGGAACTGTATCGGCAACTTCCTCGGCTTCAGCCTCCGCGCCGCGCTCGAGCGACGCCAGGAAGTCGTCGATCTCCTTCGAGTCGAACCCGGCCAGCGTCGCGTCGAATCCGGCGTCAGCCAGCTCCTTCAACTCGCGCGCCAGCATCTCGCTGTCCCACCCGGCGAGTTCCGAGAGCCGGTTGTCGGCCAGCAAGTAGGCGCGGCGCTGGGTCTCGTCCAGATGATCCAACACGATCACCGGCACCTCGGCGAAGCCCAGTTTCTTTGCCGCCAGCAGCCGGCCGTGTCCGGCGATGATGCCGTCCCGCGAGTCGACAAGGATCGGATTGCAGAAGCCGAACTCGGCGATCGACGCCGCGATCTGCGTCACCTGCTCCTCGGAGTGCGTCCTCGGGTTGCGCTGGTAGGGCACAAGGCGTTCCAGGGGCCACAACTCGATCCGCCTCGCCATCGCCGGCGTCACGCGATCAACTGGCATAGCTCGGAACCCAGACCCAGTAGGCGACGATCACCCCCTCGCCCGCCGTGTTGGCGTCGACGTAGTAATCCGCCGGCCGCAGTTCTCCGGTAGCCGATTCGAGCACCAACTCGTCGGCCACGCCACCGCCCGCGCCCGTGGGCCAGAACTCCTTCACCACACCCGCCCCGGTGGCCTTGTTCATGCCCGCCATGCCAAGGAACACGCGTCCCGTCTCGCCGATGACGACGGCGAACCGGATCCGGTGGGCCCGGATCGAGGCATCGGAGGTCACCCGGACAGGCGTTCCTGGCGTCGGGACCGCAATCTTGCCCAACGATCGCGGCTGGAGGGAGGGAGAATCAGCCATGGTCTTGTGCTGAACTCAGAGCGCCGGGTGACAACCGACCACCGACAACCTTTTCAGAACCGTAACGCAAGCGAAATTGTGCCACCCAACCACCGCCGCCGGCGAGCCCCAGGAAGGACCCAGACGTGCCTCGCATCTTCGGAATTTCCGAAGATGGCTCAGGTCCGCACCAGGCAATCGGTCACCACCTGCAAGAAAATGGGCCGCAATTCCTCGGGCGCGTAGTTCGTGCCCCAGCGCGCGCCGCCAAGCCGCTTCAAGTCCCAACAGACGCCATGCTCGAGGCGATCTTTGAAGCTGTACCGCGTGCCCAGGTACGCCGTGCGCCGCAGCGGCTCTTCGCCAGGGCGCGAGACGAGGATCGCGCGGTTGATGTGTCCTTTGCGGTGGCGCACAACGCGCGCGATGAGCCCGGCGGCTTCCAGCCGTCCCAAGCCCCGCTCGGTGACGTGATCGTAAAGCCGGCCATCGGCGCGGTAGACAGGGATGGTCGCATTCATGAGGGAAGACACACAGAGAGCACCGAATCTGCGGGAAAGAGATTCACGAGCGTCCCGGCGCTCGTTCCAACTGATTTCTGGATTCCCCCACGCGACGTCCGCTTGGCGGTCTGCCGGCCGTGCCGAGTTTCCATGTACTATATACTCGCCCCGCGTCTGAATTGTCCGCGCGCGGCGAGGATTTCTCTCACGGCTTCCCGCCGCGGTGATCTCATCTCGAACCGGCGCGGGATTCGTTGCGGCATGAATGTCCACTGCTCACGGGCTATCTTCGCCGCCGGTGGCGCATGTGTCTGGCCGGGACACTGATTTTTCCCCACCATGCCCGCATGTTTTTCTCGCCAGGGTTCGAATCCAGGGCTGATCAGCAAGGAGGTTATAGAAACGTTGCCGCGCGCCGCTGGCACGGAGAATTTCAATCGACTGACTCGTGACCTCGCCGATGCGGTCGTTGGCTCTGAGCAGGTTCGCGAGCCCACACGCTTTCGCGCACACCGCGCGCGTGGCGCCGCCGGTCCCGTAAAGGCTCTGTTCCGTCCAGCCCAGCGCGAGCGCCTGATCCCTGATCGCATCAACCAAGGCCACAGCCTCCGCGGCGATGTTCTCAACGGCGCGCGCCGGACGAACCGGCTGGTCTGGTTCCGCGACGGGCGGCGCGTAGCTGCGCGTATCGAGATTGCGAACGGCCTCACGCAGCGAGTCCTCGCCGAAGCGGGCGACGGCCCACTCGTGCACGGCGTTGAACTTCTCACACAGATCATTGAACGCGTCCTGGCTGAGCCGGCCCGCGCCGGCGGCCAGCTTGGCCAGGTTCATGCGCGAGCGGAGCCAGGCGTAGTATTCCGGATCCAGCCGCCGGTAGGCCGTATCGTTGATCTGGACGTCGCGGGCGAAGATTTCCGGCTGACCGGTGGCCCAAGTGTCCAGGCTGGTCGAGACGAACAGAGAGGTGCACGAAGAGACGTGGACCAGGTCCACGTCTCTGCTGGAGACGGCTTCGCTGCAAGTTATTGATGAAATGTGGCTTACCGATTTAGGTCCACGGGGTCCATGGGGACCATGGGTGTTCTCTCTCTTTCTATAAAAAAAACGCATTCACTTTTTTTCTCTGGCTTTGTGTGCGTGTTTTCGTAAAGTAATTAACAGCAGCAGACGTGGACCACGTGGACCTAAGCGCTAAGTCGTTTCTGGTCAACCGATTCCAGCGCCTGCATGCGTGGACCTAGACGTGGACCACACGTGGACCTAAGCCATGACGTGGACCTACTTAGCACAGGCGCCGGTACCGCCATTCGCGGCGTTCACCTTCTCTGGCCTTGTACTGCTTCCACCCGTGCGCTCTCAAGCACCGCGCCACCCGGTTGCGGTCCATCTGCGTCCACATCTCGGTCTTCTTCTCGATGCACTGCGTGAGGATCTCCGGAATCGACACCGACTCCCGCCCCTCGACCCACTTGAGGATCAACTCATCCCATGGATCGCCTTCGTAGCGTTCGGCCTGTTCCTCGGCCGCCTCGCGGTTGAGATCCACCGAATCGAGCCACCACGGTTTGCCTTCGAAGTAAAGGTAAGTCGCCTCGGCCCACAGTTGATCCCGGATGATAGCCAGCCCATCCGTGTCGATCACCGCGGCCTTGCACTCGACCGGCCAGAAGCGGCGCCCGCCCGTCTCATCCCGCAGGTATGTCCCGTGATTCACGCTGCCGGCGAAGACGCATTGGCGCGGAGAAGTAATGAGGCGCTTGCCGTACGGCGGCCGGAAACGGTCGACCGCGCGGCTCATGAACGCCTTGATCCGGCCAATCTCGGAACGCGACATCGAATCCAGTTCGGCGATCTCGATCACCCAGACGCCACGGGTCTGCAATGCCGCGTCCTTGGAGCCCAGGTCGGCGATCTCGTCCGTGAACCAAGGCTCGGCCAGAAGACGCAGGGCGGTTGACTTGCGGATGCCCTGTTCGCCTTCGAGGATCAGGCAGCAGTCGGCCTTCGAGCCCGGCTCGAATACGCGCGCCACGGCCGAGATCAGCCAGCGAGAGCCGACCGCTGCCGCATAAGGCGAGGGATCGACGCCGAGATATTCCGAGAGCCACCCTTCGAGGCGCGGCGTGCCGTCCCAGGTGAGTTCCTTGAGATAGGTCCGCACGGGGTGGAAGGGGCGCTCCCGGGCGACGGCTTCGATCGCCTGGCCGGTCACGTCGACCGAGACGAAGATGCCCTGATGGTGCAGCCACTCGGTGGCGAGCACGTCGTGGTTCGGGGTCCATTCCTCGTGGACATCCGCACTGGGCTTCATCCATGGCGCGGGCTTGCGCAACACGGTGCAGTTCGCGAACTCGTTGAAGGCGAGCGCACCCGACCACTCCTGTGCTCCGCGCAGCGCGGTGATCGCGTTGGCGAGCACGGGCTTCACCGTGCCGTTCAGGTTCAGCAGAAGATCGTTGCGCCAGGAGGCCGCACTATCATTGACGGCCCGCAAGGCCTGCGCGCCAGCCCGCTTGCCCTTGCCGCCACGCGCTCCGTCGATCCGCACCACCTTCATCTGCTGCCGCAGGGCCGAGATGGGCAGGCGGCCTTTGCCGCATTTCTCCTGAATGAGCTTCAGGTAGCGCGGCTGCTCAATCGGATCCAGTTGATGGACCTCGGCCAGGATCGGGTCGAGCAGTTTCGCGAGGTCCTGCGCATTGGGCTGCAACTTCCCAATCGCCATCTCGAGCGGTGTCTGCGCGGCTCCGAGGATCGCTTCGAAGTCGGCGGCGGTCTTACCCGAGGCGAAGTACTCGTTGACGTCGATCTTGGCATCGGCGCGCAGAGCGTCTGCCTCCGGACTGTGTTCTGGCAACTCGGCGAGCTGGGCGCGCGCGGCCGTCTGTTTCTCGCCGAGCGGCAGAACGGCCACGCGCGTGGCGACGCCGTGCCGGGCCAGCCGGCGGGCCGTCTTCATTGCGCCTTGAAGTCCGGCTTCGGAGACCTCGTTGTCCTGGCAGATGTAGACACTCTTCACGCCTGCGAGTTTCGCGACGAGCCGGTCCCAATCCGCCTCGCGGATCTGGACCGTGACGGGCGAGACGGCCGCGAAGCCGTGCTCCATGAGCGAGATGCAATCAGTCACACCCTCGGTGATGACAACGCGCTCGGGTCCCGTGAGCAAGACATCCTCGTTATAGAGCACGTCGTTGCGGATGCAGGCGGCGACGTGGCTGTGGTTGCGGTCGTTGCGGACGGCCAGCTTCTTGTACTTCGACTTCTCCCAAGGCTGATCGGGCGTCCACGGCGTTCGGCGGCCGATCAGGAAGACGACATGGCCGCGGCTCCAGTAAGGAAAGACGATGCGGCGGTCGAAGAATGGCGCGATGCCATCCTGCGCCGTGGGCCGGAAGGCGGAAGTCGCTGTCAGCTCGCGCGGCGTGAACGCGGCGGGCCCGTCCATAAGCAGGCGCGCGGCAGTGGGCGAGCCGTCCTCGGCGTAGCCGATCTTCAAACGCTCGATCGTCTCCTCGCGGATGCCATACTTGGCGCGGAACCACGAGTAGACTTCCGCATGGCTCACGAGCCGCTGGTGATAGATTTCGGCCAGCGCGGTCAGCGCTTCGCGTACGCGCAGCGTGAGGCGGTGTTCGGCCTCGGCTTCTTCTGGAGAACTCGAGGCAAGCTGAGCCAGCGGCGGCAAGCCCGCGCGGGCGGCCAGAAAATCGCGCGCCTGGCGGTGCGATTCCGGCATCTGCCCCGACTGGCCGCGCGTCACTCGGCCGAAGCGGACGAACTCGACCAGTTGCAGCACGTCGCCGCCCACCGCGCAGCCGAAGCAATACCAGCCCTGCTTGTCGAGCATGACGTGGAGCGAGCGGCGCGACTGGCTTTTGTGGTTCGGGCAATCGCAGAACAGCGTGCGCGGCGACTCTTCGACGATGCGGCCGCCGAGCAGCTCGCGGGCGATCCCGCCAATATCGACCTCGGTGATCTGGCGGTAGTAGGCATGGACATCCACGCAAGGGCTCATGGGCGTGCCTCCGGTCGAAGCAGGAAGGAAAGGAAGGTGTGGCGCCGGTCCACCTGGCGCTTGGCCGCGCAGTTCTCAATGCCCCAGCGGTCGCCGAGTATGATTACGGACTGCTTGGCGCGCGTGACCGCCGTGTAGAGGAGATTGCGGTGGTGCATGAAGGAGTGCGACTTGTGGGCGACGACGATGGCGCAGGGAAATTCCGAGCCCTGCACCTTGTGGACCGAGCAGGCATAGGCAAGCTGAAGGCGGCTGGCCGCGTCCGATCCGGGCTCGATCTCGACCACGGCGCCGTCGAATTCGACCGTGAGCGCACCCTTGGCGGTGGCTTCAACGACGTAGCCCACTGCGCCGTTCATGACGCCCAGTTCGTAGTCGTTCCGCGTCTGGATGACCTTGTCGCCGGCGTAGAAGACAGGCCTGAGCCCGGGCGCGCCGTCCGGCACGTCGAAGCCGCGCAGTTTCTTTTGCAGGAGCCGCTGGAGCGCGACGTTCAACTCGGCCGTGCCGAGCGGGCCCTTGTGCGTCGGCGTCAGCACCTGCACATCGCGCAGCAGGTCGTAGCCGAGACGCTCGGCCAGGACTTCTTCGAAGAGCAAGAGCAGCATCCGCCGCACGTCCTCGCGGTCGCTGAAGCGGTCGATGACGTACCAGGGCCGGCGCGCGCCATTTTGGACTTCCGTGGTGGGCCGCACTTCGCCCGAGAGGATGGCGGTCGAGTTCTCCTTGAGCACCCCTGCCTGACGGATGATCCGGGTCAAGATTGTCGTCGGGACTGCCCGCGACTTGACCAGATCTCGCAGTAGGTTGCCAGGGCCGACGGGCGGCAATTGGTTGTGATCGCCGACCAGGACCACGGCGGTCCTGGTCAGGTCGACCGCCTGAAACAGCCTCCAGGCCAGAGGGACATCCACCATGGAGCAATTGGAGACGATGATGTTGCCGGCGACGTAGTTGTGATGATCCTCGACTTCGATATCGAAAACGTAACGGCTGCTGGGCCGACAGCGCTCCACGGTCCGCACCCGCGCCACGCAGGTTTGTGGTTCAATCGCCGGAAGATACTCGTAGGTTCCTCGTCCGGGGATCTTATATTCCATGCAGGCGGGGACGAAGGGCGTAATGATGTCGAACAACTTCCCGGATTCGGCCTTGCTGAAGCGTAGGAACCAGTTTCCTCGGGAGTCTGGGGCCACCTGTGCTACCAATCCGAACCGTGCTTTCAGAAAGCCGGCAAGGCGTAAATTGTCCGCTTGGCCGAACCGTTCGGTGTGAAGTTTTGCAAAGTACGTCTGTGAACCCGAAGCCGAGATGCGCGTCGCGCGGCTCCCGTTGTCCAAGTACCAGATGGCAAGAGCTTGTTCGTCTACCCACTCCAGAAAACGGTCGGTAGGGATCCAGCGCCGCCGCCCCGAGCCGTGGTTGCCGGACTGAATCATTTCTCGGGCGATCTGGTAGGTTTCGTCGGTTGTCGCCAGCGTCAAACGCCAGACGGTTTTCGCCCCGTAGCCGGATTTCCCCTGTCTCAAGGCGCTTGACAGGGCACCAAAGGCTTTCTGCTTGAACGTTAGATATTCGAGCTGAGCCTGACCGTGTGTAATTACGACCTGTGGGTGGCCGCTTCTCCGCCTGCCCATGCAGCCATCCCCGAGCAGAGAGCCAATCAGGATCGATTTTTGCTGCGGAGTGAATGCCGGTCCACGAACTATGATTTCCTCACCCGGCAGTATCTCTCCCGCGCGCCGGTAGCCATAGGGCGTGAGGATCTTGTGGTCGCAAGTGCAGAGGATCGAACGGGCGTCCCGCTGACTGTTTGATCGTCCTGCGGTAAGGTGGATGAGCTCCTTAGGTGCATTACGTTTCAGCCACCGGACGATAGGCTTGAGTTCCAGTTCTCCGGTCACTGGATTCCGGGACCAGACGCGAACCGGCGCTTCGTTGTTGACGATACTTCCGATGCAGCGCCAGCCGTCCTCCGTGAGTATGGGTTGCTTGTAATCGAAGCACTCATCCACCACGAGGATGTCGGCCTCGATCGGATTCAGCGCATCCCGCGCGTAGCTGTGGCCATTGAAGCCGAGCAGCCGGTGGATGGTGCTCGCCTCATGGCCCACGACCTCTTCGAGGCGTTTTGCGGCCTTGCCAGTCGGAGCGGCAAGTACGACTTTCTTCTCGAGCCTCTCTGCAATGGTCGTGATGGCCGACACCGCATAGGTCTTGCCGCTGCCCGCGCCGCCAGTCATCAAGGAAATGAGAAAGGTGAGCGCGTTCCTGACGGCCTCCCGCTGTTCGGGAGTCAACTCGCCGCCTTCGACGTCGAGCAGCGCATCGAGAGTGGTCACTGCACGCGGTCCGCACCGCCGCGATTCCCGGAAGACCGCCGCCAGCTCCGTTTCCATGCGGTGGATCTCGGGATCGGCCACCACGAGGCGTTCGAAGGCCTGCGAGACCAGCACGCCCTCCTCAATCAGCGCCTCCAGATGCCGCTCGATCACCTCCCGGCTGTCGAGCGTGTCCATCACCAGTAGCGTGTTGCCGCGGTCGAGCAGATCCTCGTACTCAACCCAGCAGTCGCCGTCATCGAGCGCCGCGAGCACGCAATATTGAATCCCCGCGCGAATCCGCGACGGCAGATCCTTAGGCGTACCCATCTTGCGGGCGATCTTGTCGACGCGCTTGAAGCCGAAGCCCGGGACCTCGCGCATCAGCACGTAGGGATCGCGTTCGAGGATGACGACCACCTGGCTGCCGAACTTCTCAACGAGTGTCGTCACCTGGTGATGCGTCAGGCCGTAAGCGGCCAGGTGCGCCATCGCGTGGTTGAAATCACGGTTGGCGATCCAGATGCGGCGCAGTTCGCCGATGGTCTCGATGGGCGCTTTGGCCACAGCCGCCACCGACTCAGGCTCGTTGCGGATAGCCGCATCGAAGCCGCGTCCGAATCGATCAGCGATCAATTTCGCCTTGGCCGGGCCGATACCCTTGATGTCGGGATGGTTGGCGAGGAAGCGGGCAAGCCCCTCGGGATCGAGTTCCAGGTCATGCCCCAAGAACTCGGCCTCGAACTGGCGGCCGTACTTGGGATGCGTCACCCAGCGGCCTTCAAGTCTGACGGCGTCGTGCTCGCGAACAAAGACTTTGCCTGCGAACTTCACCTCCTTGCCATCGGGCGTCACCAGGCGGCCCGCGCTGAACGTGGGGCCGGAGTAGAAGACCGCATCGACCGTGCCGCGGATCGACTCGCGCTGATCCCTCATCGTCCCCACCTCTTCCACGCCGCCAGCAGAAAGCCTCTAGTGAAATGGCACGCCGCCTGACGGTTGCCGCAGAACAGGACCGGCACGCCGTAATCGAGCAGAATTGAGAGCGTCGTGCCCACGATCGCCTCGGGGCGGGCCTCGCCGCGATAGCGCTTGCCGAGCACGTCGAGAAGCTCGGCCTCGACCACTATGCAGGCGGCGCGGTACCGGCTGAGCTTGCCGAGCTCCTGCCGGAAGCGCCGCCTTCGGTGGATCACGGTCGAAACGAAATCATCGAGTGTCTTACGTTCCACGGCCACCTGGTCCTCGAGCCCGGCGATGGAGTAGTCCCCGGCCTTGAGCGCCCGCCGCACGGCGCCGATGAGCCGGGGATCGAACGAGTAGGGTTCCTTTTCGCGCGAGTCGATGACAATGGTGGGCCGCGCCGCGTCAGAACGGGACAAGGGCGTCGCCGGCCTCCCGCCGGAACTTCGCTGCGCTCGGGCTCGATTCGATGCGGCGGTTGAAGTAGATGTTCTCGCTGTCGCCCTTGGTGCGCTTGGTCACTTCGAGCTTCACGTCGAGCAACCGGTCGAGGTGCTTGGGCAGATCCGACAGCCGTTCGAGATCGAGCCCGCACAAGTGCAGGTCGGTCTTGATGTATCTGAGCGTGTTCTGCGTGATGACGCTGTTGCGCCACATCAGGCGGTTGGCGAAGCGCGGCGCGAGAATCCGCAGCGTCCACTTGATCATCGGGTTGCCCGAGGACTGCGACTCGGTCAACTCGACCTTCTCGACCGTGACCTGATACTTGCCGTCGGGCACGCTCTCGAAGTCGCCGCGCTCCTCGGGCTGCTCGGCCCGGAAGTCGTCATCGAACTGCGAAAGATCAATCGAGTGTCTGCTCATCGTGTTGTCTCCTGTCGTGGGGATTACTTGGCCTGCTTGGGGCCGGCCTGCGGTTTTGCCGGCGCACCGGCCGCCTGGAAGGCTTCGAGAAACTTGCGGTAGTCGAGCTCGATCGTCTCGGGCAGCCGCCCAGTGCGGTCCCCGGCTTCGTAGTAGAGGCTCGGCTTGGTGCGGATCACGCGCCGGATGAGCGGCTCGCCGTCGGCGCCGGCCGACACATCGAGGTCGCAGTAAAGGACCATGTCGACCATGCCGAGGACGATCTTGCGCGCCTTCTCGGGCAGCGTCGGCACGATGCGGGTGTAGCGGCCCGTGCGCGTTTCGACCTCGATCTCCTTGGCGTGCGAGATCAGGTACAGCCCGTAGGGCAGGAAAGCGAGCTTCGTGAGCACGCGCTGGAACTCGTTGTTGACAATCGCATAGCCCTTCCCGTAAGCGAGGTCGGACTCGTGCTCGACCTTGTACTTGCGCAGGATGTACTCGGTGCAGAACTTGTAGGCGTTGTCGATCGTGTCGATCACGACGGTCTTGAACGGGTGCTTGCCCTCGCCGATTTCGGCGCAGGCGGCCAGCAGGTCTTCCCAGGAAAGGATGGGCGCCTGGAAAACCTCGAGGGCGTTCAAGCCCGGCTCGGTGGCTAGAAAGACCGCGCCATCGGCTTGCGCGCACGTGGCCGTTTTTCCGATTTTTGTTTGCCCATACCAGAGCACGGTCAGATCCGACAGGCTCGGCTTGGGCGGGGTTTTCGTCGTGGGAAGAATGGGCATGGAAGTCTCCTTGGGTTTCAAAAAGCGGGTTCACTCGCGCCGGCCGCGAGGACGCGGAGTTCCTCGTTGGGCTCGGCGCGCTGGTAGAAGTTCTCGATCACGTTGGGATTGCCGTTAGAGCGGCAAAGGGCGAAGTACGGGCAGGGCCGCTGGTAGTTGAAGCAGAACGAGGTGTTCTGGTAGAAGACCCCGCGGCGGCGCGCGTCGAGGAAGGCCTGTGTCAGCTCCCACAACTCGGCGCGCAACGTGTCAAACTGCTCCCGCGACAGATACAGCCGCTCGCGGTGAAACATCGCCGGATCCGAGTACTTCTCGGCCAGCCGCCGCTGGAAGTCATCATCCGATTCCGGCTCGCGCCGCCGCGCCGTCGTGCGGCCGGTCTTCGACTTGGCGAGCAGTTCCGCTCGGCGGGCTTCGAACTCTTCCTCGGTCTCGCCCCTGGATTGCTGGAGCCGTGCCTTGACAAGGACGTTGTAGAGAATCCCGGTAACAGGGATGCCCATCGTCTGCTCGACGTAGTGCGCGTAGAGCGTGATCTGAAAGTCGGTCCAGAGGCGTTCGAGGTAATCGGAATCGATCTGCGAGGCGGTCTTGTGCTCCAGAATGAAATACTCTTGGCCGATGCGAACGATCCCATCGACCTTGCCCGCCAGCCGGAAGCTGCGCGAGGCGGCGCCCGTGGCCGGATTCACAATCGGCCCCTCGAAGACGTGCTCGAGGGCCACAATCTCGAACTCTTCTTCGGCGTAACGCTGCGCATAGGCCCGCATCATGGCCGTGGCCAACTGCCAGTCACGCTTCTGATCCTCGTCCTGTGCGCGAGCCGCGCAGCGCCGGTCAATGAGATCAAGCACTCGCGCGAGGTCGCGCTCCCGATGCCACAACTCCAGGCACTCGTGGATGAGGGAGCCGAAGTGCAGGTTGCGGTCCCGCTCGAGCGGCACCAGATGTTGGAGGTACCGCAGTTCGGCCGCCTTGCGGCAGTTCCGGAACTGGTTCCACATCGAATAGGTGGTCACCATGAGGGAGGCATCGTGGGTCATCGGTACTTTCAGTTCGGCTTGCGGTAGGCCCATGGCCTTGCCCTCCGGTCCAGTTCCAGCGCCTCGCCGATGGTCAGATTCGGGTTCTCCCGCAGATACGGCTCGCAGATTTCGCGCAGCCGGGCGAGCGCCTGCCGCTGTTTCTGTTGCCGGATCAGCCGCGCCTCGAGTTGGGCGTGCTCCGAATCTAAGGCCGCCTGTTGCAGATCCTCTCGAGTGAGTCGTTTGTTCATGGCTGCCACTCCTTACACCGCCTGACCTTCCGGCGCGAGCAATGCGATCGCCTCGGCGGTGGTGATGCCCGGATGTTTTGCGAAGACCGGTTCCAGCCAGGCGTAGAACCACTCGGCGACCTTCAGCCGCGCGGTGTCGGCTTCAATCTGCTCCTTGAGCAATGCCATGTAGCGCCGGTGATGTTCCTGGGTCGCCCGCGCCGTGGCCACGTAGCGGATGGCACCGCTGTCATCGCGGAAGGTCAGCGCCGACTCGGGTTCCAGGCCTCCGAAGCGCATCTCCAGCCGCAGTTGCAGCGCGCGCCCCTTCCGCGTCGCCAGCGTCTTCTTCATTCGGTCGGAAACGATCGACCGCACTTGCGCCACGGCCAGTTCGCGGCCGTAGTCGTCGACCAGGTCGCCGTAGCGCTCCAGCACCTCCGCGCTCACCTCGTCAGCCGTGGGCTCGCGGGTCTCCAGGTGCGCCAGGATTACCTCGTCGATCCGGCGCGAGAGTTCCGAGTCATGAAATCTGGGTCTTGTCACGGATTGCCTCCCCAAAGCGGTGGAGCCAGTCGAGGGCGACCGGCGATTTGGCCCGGATGCCCGGGCAGTGCCAGTACTCAAGCCGCGAAGCGAGTTCGACCGGATCGAGCGGTGTCTCGGCCAGAGCTAGGACGGCGCGCGTCACTGCCCAGATCGAGTCAAGGTCTTCCTTGAGAGCCTTGCGTTCCCCGTCCGAGAGGCCCGAGCGGTACCGGCCCGTGCGGTCGGCCACAAGCATGCCCGTCTCGCGAGCGATGCGCCGCGCTTCGGCGGTGGAAGGCAGTTCGATGGCCTCGCGTAGTTGGCGCACGATCTGGCGGCGCACCGCGGCGGGCATCTGGACGATCTCGCGCTGCGCGTTGGGCGGCTCTTGGGCGATGACGGCGGCGGCGTCAATCGAGATTTCGCCAGCGTCCATCGCCGCGACGAGTTCGGGCGTCCCGGCCTCGGTAACTTTCTTGGCCTGCTGATAGGTCCTCGGGTTGCCAAAGCCAGCCTTCTCGGCCGCAATCTCGCGCGTCTTGGTTCCGGGCGGGACTTGTGGAAGATCTTTCACAGGTTCGAGGTCGGTTCGTTGTCCTTGGCGCTTGCCGATCTCCGCTTCGATCGCTTGGCCGATGGCCACGCGTTCGGAGGGCGTGAAGTCCTTGCGGATCTCGTTCTCGGCGTACTCTCCTTCGAGGAGGCTCGGCACTTCCAACACGATCACCGGGATCGTCTTCCAGCCGAGAATCTCCCAAATGGCTCGGAACCGGCGCTCCCCACAGACGAGCACGCCGTCCTTGGTGACCACGGGCGGATGAAGAAGGCCCACCTTAGAGATACTGGCGGCGAGCACCTCCAACTCACCCATATCCTTGCGGTGGCGTTCGCCGATGCGGATCTCGTCGCACGGCATCTCGACAATTGTTTGTCGCCGACTCACCGCGCACCTCCACGGCCATCCAGAGCGGCCGGAGTGAGCCCGGCTGAGAGGAACGCGCGGCGGAGTTCGGCGATCCAACGGTAGATGCACGATCGCGATCTGCCCGATTCCCGGCACACCTCGCCCGGGCTCATCTCCGTTAACTGAACGGCGAGGACACGAAGATGATCGGGCAGGCGCGAAAGAACCGTTTGGACATCGATGCGGAGGTGCAGTTCGGCCTCCAGCCGTGTAGTTGCGAAAATGCTTGGGTCAGGCGCATCGTCCGTCAGTTCGCTGACGGCCCTTGCCCTGTTGCCCGCTTTCGCGAGTTTCGCGGCGTGGTTGCGAAGAACTCCGAAGACGAAACCGCGCTGATCCCCGCGCGCGGGATCGAACCTGGGCTGGCGGCGGACATAGTCAAGCAGTAGCTCTTGACGGAGGTCCTCCCAATCATCTGGCGTGTAGCCGTTGGCGCCCACAATCCGGCTGGCCCGGATCTCGGCCTGCCGGAGGACAAAGGGATCGATCGCGGCGGCGCTCATGACTCCGCCTCCGCCGGCATCGCCTCGATCACCATCCGGAAGGGCAGGCCGTGGCGCACCTCGATGCGTTCCACCGTGCCGTCCTTCAACCGGCCTACCTGCTCGATAAACCGTTCGACCTGTCTCCGCAGTTCGAACCGGTCGAGCCGGCATTCGGGTCGCGGACCATCGGCGGCATCGAGTTTCAGATCGAGGAAGACGCGCGGCTCCGGGCTGAACACGGGCTCGCCGTTGCGGATTTCCAGTTCCTCGACGCGTCCGAAGTTGATCGTCTGGAACAGACGCAGCAGGCGCCGCCAGGATGGGGAAAGATCGATGAACTGCATGGCCTACTCCCCCATCCCGGCGCGGTTGCGGACGAGGAACTCGTCCACTGCGGCGTGAATTCGCGGCGGGCGCGCTCCGCCCGGTTCATACTCCTCGCGCGGGGCGAGGCCCTTGAGTTCGCGGAGCAACCGGACGCGGATGCGGTCCAGCCGCTTCATAACCGTCCACACCAGATCGTCATCGAGCTGGTGCAGGGCGGCGGCGCTGCCGATGACGAGCGCCACGTCGGACAGCGCCTCGCGCACGAGGGATTCCACGTTGATCGGAGGGCCGGCGTTGGGAGGTGCGGCCGCCGGCGGCGGCGTTGGGTTCGTTGCAGAGGGTAGCGTGCTCATCGATTGCCTCTGCTCCGATCCGTGGAAAATTCCACGGAGCAGCGGTTTTCCGCCGGCGTGCTGAGCTATGTGTCTGAAAACAGGAGAAATTTAGTTGGGAAGAATTTTCGGCAGGTGCGGCCGGGGCCGTGGAAAATTCCACGGCCTGCCAAAACGGATCTATCGGCGGCGCTCCGAGGAGCAGTCGAAAGCGGCGATCCAGGTCCCTGTAGCCTCGCTGAACTGGAGAGGGGCGCCAGCGAGGCCGGTTCGGTCACGAAGCCACTTGGTGAGCTTGAGCACGGCCAGATCATCCCCGGCCCGCACGAGCCTCCCGCCCGAACGCAGCAGATCAATCAAGGCTTGGCCCTCCGGCAGAAGCCGGTCCACATCCCGTGCGAGCCCCAGGTCCAGCAGGGAATACTCCTTCCAAAGCGTTTCCTGATGTTCGGCTGCGCCGGTCTCGCCAGTGCGGGCGTTCTTGGCGCGCTGAAGCTGGTTCGCTTTCACCCCCACGGCGATGCGGCCATCGCGGCGTTCCACGAATTCGAAGCTCATCCAGGAGCCGTTGGAGGGCTGCGGCAGCGCCACATCTCCGCTCCGCTGGATTCTGAAGCAGCACGTGTAGGCTTCCTCAGCCGGATCCCAGAGGATGGACTCTCCCTCGGCGGGGATCAGGTTGCCCAGCCGCTTTCGCAGACTGCTGATCTGCCGGCGAAAGCCGTCCGCGTTGTTCTTGCGCCGTTTGACCTCTGCGAGCGGCACGCTTCCGCGACGCAGCGCGAAAAGTCCGAGGATCTGGAAGATCTGGTCGACTTCTCCCGACTTCCGCCTGGTGTCGGCGAACCCTGCCTCACCCAGGTCGACATCCCAGGATTGGCCCCGCGCGAGGACGCGCAGCGATGTCTCGCCAATCTCCAGCGTGATCTCCGGCCAAGTGATCCGTTCCGGGATGGGTAGACTGCGGATCTTATCTTCTTTGATGGCGCGGTCTCTGGGCAGGGCATCCTCGATGTAATCGAGATCAACCGTGAGTCCTTCCGCGCCGAGTTCCACCACTTGGGCCACGTCAAACGTAGTCAGCCGGTCCAGGCCGTGGCTGCTGAGGTGGGGCTGTGCGGCAAGCAAGATCCCGTCTTTGGCGGTGAGATGTCGTGCGGCTACCTCCGCGATCCTCGCGTGCTCGCTGGTCCCGGCCATCGACAGGAACACGTCACGGAACCGGCCTGCCAGGCGACGCCGCCCGAGTCTCCACACCCTGCCGGCCAAGATCTCCTCAACCGTTCCCGAAAGAGACATCGCCGCAGCGAGACTCTTCGCGATCACGCTGCCATCGACGACCCACTGCCGCAGGCGGAACTCCGGAACATGCACCGGGCCCTCATCCTCACACTGGATGTAGGCGCGCTTGCCCAATGGGTCCCGAACACTCGGCTCCCACAGAACATCCGCCCGGTGCATCTTTCCGCAGGCATCACACACCACCGAAGCGGCGAGCGGCCCTTCCCGCAGGATGCCCAACCTGACCAAGTGCTCGAAGTCTGCCCGAGGCCACTCGCGCGCCTCGTCGAAGCAGAAGCTGCGATCCCCGGAAGCGGCGCGGCGCACAACCGCGCGCCAGAGTTCAGCCGGCGACCTCAATCGTCCACTCCTTGAGGTATCCCCGAAGGATATCCGCCTCTTCCGAGTCGTCCAGATTGCAGTGTGTCGGCGTGATCTCGAACGTAACCGTGCGCTTGCGCTTGCCAGGCGGCTCGAACACCACCTGCAAGCTCACCTCGCGGATGGTGACGTTCGACAGTGTTGCCGTCTGCTCGGCCAGGTGCGCCCGGATCAAGTCGTAAACGGGCTTTTGGGAGCGCCCGGTATCGACCGTGATCGTCCCGCTGTCGGCCCCATGCACATCGAATCGGAGTGCCTTCACGCGGACGGAGGTGATGTGGTGTTCGGGCTTCGTCGGCAGCTCGACGCCGGACTTCTTGAACAGATCGAGATTGTACGGCGCGGGCTTCCACGGTTCGGACTCCCGCGCTTCGCCGAATGCGATCTCCGTGAAGATGCCCGTCAACTCGTCACGCACGACCCGGCCACCCTGGGCGTAGAGGTCAATGGTCCCCGATGTTCCGTCATAGATGAAGACCACTTCGAAAGCCTTGCTCCAGGGCCGCCGGCCCAACTCACCCGCTTCGTCATAGCCGAGCACCTCGTCTTCGTAATCCGCCGGGTAGGCGAAGAACCAGTGGCTGCCGTTGCTGCGCTTCTGGTGCTCGACCTTGCACGGCGCACCGCGGCCATCGCGCGCCCTGTAGTAGTCTCCGATCCGAGGGCCAAGCTGCGCCTTCATCGCGTCCGGGGAACCGAGATCTTGCTTGGGAAAGCCGTTTCGCTTCTCCCACGAGGTGCGCCTCAACCCTTCGATGTGATCGAGAATCCGCGCCGCCGAGAAAACCTCCGGATGATCCAGCGAGCAGGCGAGTGCGCGCTCGTGGGCATTGCCGAGCGCGGCGAGTTTTTCAACCAGATCGAGTCCCTGATCCCGCCCGGCCTCGATCAGCGCCCTCGTGCCTCGCGGCGTCGCCAGGCTATGGACCTGCCGCAAGACACGACCCACGGCGCGGACGTCGCCGTCGCCCATCGTTTGCCAGCGCTCGAAGATGCGGTCGGCGCCGCCTTTGGCGCCCGCGTTCCAGTCAAAGTCTGCAAAGGCAGGGTACGGAGCAAACAGCCGGGCCAGTGTTTCGTTGGGAATAAGCCGGAGGACGGTCTTGGCGTTGTACTGCATCACACGAATACCTCGCTACTGGTCAAGGCTCCGCGCGATCAGTACAGCGGCCAGCAGCCGGGGACAACGACAAGACGAGGCGAGGCCCCAAGGTGCCGGAGCCAGGAAAACGCTCTGCACAAACGCTGCTGACTCGGCCATTTTATCATGGCGAAGATTTAGCGAAATAAGTCACAGGATAGTGCCTTGATCCGCCTGCAAATCTGCGGCTTGACAGCTTCCGGCCTGTGGATCGCTGTGGAAATCGGGCTGTCTAGCGCGTGACGAAACTGCGGCTGGTAAAATGGTCACTGAGGTGGCCACATGAGAATCACGACCGTTCGGGAGTTTCGCGACAACGCCACCGGGCTGCTGCGCTCGAAGGCTCCCATTCTGGTTACACGCCGGGGCCGTCTGGCTGGGGTCTTCTTCCCTTGGCCGGAAGAAAGCCTGCCCGTGGAATTCAAGAAGGAGCTCTTCTCCGTTCTCTCTGCCGAGTTGGGCCGCGAACTCAAGAAGCGGAAGATCAGCGAGGAGGAGGTCCAGGCGGATTTCGAGAGTTGGCGAAAGGCCCGCCGTGCGCCTCGTGGCTGATGCCAACGTCCTGCTCTCGGCCGTGATCGGCGGACAAGCGAAGGCCGTGCTCGAGCATCCCGGCGTAGAAGGCGTGGTCACGACTGCGGTCACGTTCGAGGAAGTTCAGGAGTACGCCGGACATCTTGCGCAGAAGAAACGGCTGGACCTCGAACTCGTTCTGCTTGCCGTGGCGACGCTGCCCGTCGCCATTGTGCCGAGAGAGCAATATAAGGATGCTCTCCCGCGCGCTCGACGGAAGATCGGGAAGCGTGATCCGGATGACGTCGAGATACTGGCGCTCGCGATGCACCTGGGATGGCCTTTGTGGTCGAACGACAACGATTTTGAGGTCGCCAGGGTCGAGTGGTACACCACCGCCGAATTACTCCAGCGCCTCAGGCTCGCCGAATAGTACTCGCGAGGCCCTGCGCTGATCCTCCCAAAGAGGCTTCTTGGCGATCCTCCGCAACGCCCCTTCGCTGAACGGCGCGCGCTCAGAGGGCGGCAAGCGCAGCACCGCCTGCTGGATATCTGGCGCGAGCCAGACGAGCATCATGATTTGGCTGATCCGCTCGCGGCTCACGCATCCCAGGCGCGCCAGATCCGCGTAGTCGCGCACCTCGCCGCGGTCGATCATCTCCTGAAACTGAAGCGCCAGCGCCAGCACCTGCGCGGCACGCGGGTAGCGCCCGGTCCGCCGCACGGCCCTCACCGTGGGTTCCGTTGCTTGCTCCGCGCGTTGGATCTCCCGCACGGCTGGCCTTAGCTTGAACCTCACTTCGAACAGGCTGCTCGCCGCCATTACTTTCCTGTGGCCTCCTTGCAAAGTTGTTTGATCGCCGCTGTCCGGAAGCCCACCGTCACCTCGCCGCTCGGGCCGTCGTAGGTCACCTGCTCGACCAGCGTCTTGACGAACTTCTCCTGCTCGCGCGGCGTCATCTCAGCCCACAGCCGGTCAAACTCACGCAGGGTCCTGCGGACGTCGGCCACCTCCACCGTCTGCCCCACCCACTCGGCCAACTGGTCGCGGACCTCGCGCAGCTTCCGTTCGAGCACCGACGCGCGCTCTTGCACCTCGGCCATGCGGTCCACGGCCAGCTTGCCGCCCGTCCGCACAAGGCCCGCGAGTTCCTGGCTCAGCCGCTCGAGTTCGCGCTCGATCAGCCGTTTCTCGCGCTCCAGGCTCTCGATGTCTGCCACTCGGTGTTCGCCCAGGGACTCGACCACCCGTTCCACCACGGCGGGGTTCGCGGCAATGCCACGGATCTGTTCGATCACCGCCTGTTCGATCGCGGGCGCCGACACGCTCCGTGTCGGACACTGGTTATAGCCCTTCTGGTGCGCGTTCACGCAGACGTAGTAGCGGTAGAGCTTGTTCGGCGTTTTCTGCGTATAGGTGTGGACCATGCCCGCATCACAACTCGCGCAGCGCAGGATGCCCTTGAGCACTGCTCCGTACTTGTTGCGCACCTGACGTCCGCCAGTTCGCCCGTTGAAGTGGAGCCGGTCCTGCACCCGCTGCCAGACCTCGGGATCGACGATGGCATCGTGTTCGCCCTCGTACACCTCGCCGCCAAACTCGATCTTGCCGACGTAGACCCGGTTCGTCAGCAGGTTGTACAGGCGGTTCTTGGTGAACGGGCCACCGCCGGCCAGCCGGCCTTTCCGCGTGGTCCATTGCTTCATCCGCCAGCCGCGGCGGTTCAACTCCTGCACCACCGGAATCAGCGAGCCGTGCTCGAGGTACAGATCGAAGATGGCCCGCACGCGCGCGGCTTCGTCTTCGTTCACCACCAGCGCGCCGCCGTGCTCGCTGATGTCATAGCCGAGCATCGGAATGCCGCCGATCCACCGGCCTTTGCGCCGAGCCGCAGACATCTTGTCCCGCGTGCGTTCGGCGATCATCTCGCGCTCGAACTGGGCGAAGGAAAGGAGGATGTTGAGAGTCAGCCGGCCCAGCGAGCTGGTCGTGTTGAACTGCTGGGTGACCGAAACGAAGCTGACGCCGTGCTTGTCGAGCACCTCCATGATTCGCGCGAAGTCGAGCAGCGAGCGGGTCAGGCGGTCCACCTTGTAGACCATCACGCAATCGACCAGCCCGTCGCGCACGTCCTGAAGAAGCTTCTGCAACGCGGGACGGTCCATATTCGCGCCCGTGAACCCGCCGTCGTCGTAGTGCTCCTCCAGCGCCACCCAGCCTTCGCCGCGCTGGCTGCGGATGAAGGCCTCGGCCGCATCGCGCTGCGCGTCGAGCGTATTGAACTCCTGCTCGAGTCCTTCCTCGGTCGACTTGCGCGTGTAGATGGCGCAGCGGACCGTCGACCGGCGCGGCGTGGTGAGGTTTCCGTTAGCGGCGGCCATTCTTCTTCTCCGTCAGGCCAAAGAACAGCAGGCCATTCCACTTGGTGCCTGTGATCTCGTGGGCGATCGCACTGAGCGACGTGTAGCGCCGGTCGTCATACGAGAAGCGTCCGTCGTCGAGGACCTGTACGACGTGTGTCTTGCCCTTGTGCTGCTTCACGATCACCCCGCCGGGCATGGGCAGCCGCGGATCGTGATCGGGCTCAATCGTCGCTACGGCGGTCTGCTCGGGCGGGAGCCCGGCGCGGCGCTTTTTGACGTTGGTGATCACCCGGTTCCGTAGCGGCGAGTCCCGCGCGATGCCGCGCGCCAGCTCGTGGAGAGCGTCAGGCTTCCAGCGTTCCTCTTCGGCCTGCAAGCGCCAGGCGATCTTGCGGAACAGAAACTGCCGGTGCGAACTGACCGGCTCCTTGTTGAATACCCTGCGATGCTCTTCGCGCAACGCCGGCACGTCCATCGCAGAGAGCGCAGCGATCCGATCCCGGAGCGTCTTCTTCATGCGTCAACCTCACTGACATGAAGGCTCTCCGGGCGCGGGTTATCAAGTTCTCCATTGACGGTTTCGGGCGCATCTTTGGCGGCGGTTTCGATGCGCCGCACGCGCCGGTAGCGGACGTAAGCAGTGGAAAGAAGCCTGGCGATGTCGGCCAGCGCCGCGTCGGTGGTTCGGTCGCGGGAGTCCATGGGTATGCCGTTCCTTGAGGTCCGGCACCCACAACGGCTTCCGCTGGGCGGCCACGCGCGCTGTCCGGTGCTCTGTCAATAGATACTCACGCAAGTTCGAAAGTGTCCAACCGGCCTACGCTCTCAACCAGCCTGTCAACAAAAGCGGGCCTGTCAACGGAGAAAACGGAGAGTTTGGAGGGTTGAGAGAGGCCAACGAACCGAACCATGGCGGTTGAGCGCGTGGCCCGGTTGGCGGTGTTTCCAACCGGAGAACCGCGCCGGAACGCAAATACTGGCGAATGTTTGGGATAACGGGCGACTGCAATCGGCGCTGGCGTCAAGCAAAACGGGGCGGCGGGAAGTTATGGTTTTGGGGTGTGGCTCCCCGGCATGGACGGTGTTCGAACTTTCTCTTCGTCTGACCCTTATGGTTTACGCGCGAGTTGTGCCATACTATTGCACGAAACGCACACAAACCATTACTATGGAGTGGGGAGATCCCTAT